TTTTTATTTGAATATTTTTTTAAATAATCAGGTTCAATTAAATCTCCACACATTTTCTTAAAATATTTATAGTGGGTTTGTCTGTAATCACGTAGTGTTGAATCTTTATTTTTTGGTATAAACATTTTATATATATCCTTAATTAGTGCAGCGCTAGGAAGATGACTCGCAATTTGTTCACTTGTCGTAGAACATAATAATAGTCCTAAAGTACGTTTTCTATATAATAATGAAAAAACTTGGGCAATCATTCCACCCATTGAGTGTCCAACTAAGTATAACTTCTCTATTTGTAGATAATCTAATAGTTGACGAACATCATCAACTATATCGTAGAGAGAATAAGGAATATTTTTATGATTTAATGGAAATGCACCTTTTGAATATTTATTTATTACATTTGGTAATCCTTGTTTTATTTTTTTGCATTTATAATCTGTCATAAAATCGCTTTGACCATTATCCCTATGCTCTATACGTATTACATAATATCCTAAGTTTACTAATGGAACTATACAATGTGTATCATTATAGGCATACATATCGGAACCCATTCCTTCTAGTAAAATAATAGCTGGATCGGTTTTATTTCCAAATGTTTGATATGCCATTTTTAACCCACAGTTCAATTGTAAAAAGTGTAATGGATAATTTTTAAAATACATATTAATATTAAATTACTTAATAGAATTGTTTTTAAAACTAATTTAACATAAATAATAATTTTTAATCGCTATTAAATAACAAGTTCATATTCCGTACTTCTACTTTATCGTATTCTTTAAAGAATATCTTTTTTACTAAAGTATCATCTCTTAAACGAACCGTATACGTTTGTTGTAATTTATTTCGGCCAATTCTTCCAAACGCTTGAATTGCTTTTTCTTGAGTCATTTGTTCCACATCTTTACCAATAAATCCATGACAAAACTGATAATTTGTTCCATAAATATAATCTCCATTAGCAATGATTAAATATAGTTTTTGCTGTGTTGCTAAACGTTTCACAACTTCTGTATACGCAATACACTTCGTTTGTGAAAATAAACCAATACCCAGTAGAAGCAACACTTTCCAAATATTTTCAATATCATTTAACATCATAATCTCCTCTACATCACTATCATCAATTTCAGATGTATAAGGAAGAGTGTCTTTATACAAATCATCCTCAACCCATTTTTTCAAATGATTTTGTTTATTAGGTACATATACGTCGTCTAGTGCAACTCTTTTTACCATCTTATAAAGTGATTCAATCTCTTTCATCATTTGTTTAACATTCGGTGGCAGACGATTATCATTTGATGCTTTATTATCTTTACTTTCCATACTAGCAGTTGCATCTTCAATTGATTTATCTAATTTATTAATCTTCTCTTTAATAACATTATTTGTAATTATCGTTTCTGAAATTTCATTCATTTTACTTGCAGGAATATTTGCCTGTTGGATACAGAACTTACCTATCTTATCTACATCATGTGCTATAAATATTGCAGGTCCATCAGTAATAGTATGTGAATCACGTGTTGATATATATGCACCATTTTGAATAATAGGAGCCTTTGACTTATTATCTATTTCTTTTGTATTTGGTTTAATTTTATAATTTCTGGAACTAGTAAAATATTGATTTAATTGTTCTACTTTTTCTTCTTTTATATGACCAAGTAGCAATAAATAATACTTTTTAATTTGTGACATATTGATATCATCTAATGATTCAAAATAATTATCCATATCATATCTATTATCTTGTAAATATTCTTCACTATTTTTACAAATATAGGTTACAAATCGTGAAGTTTCATATAGATCAAAATATCGCAATACAGTTAAATAATCTTTACAATGATCAACACATTTAACAACATCATCGTATGATTTACATATAAGATGTGGTAATTCTATATATCCCGCTTTATTAATAATTGGAATACTCTTTTTACAGTCATGGCTAATTACTGTATGTACTTGAGGTCTAACATCGGATGTCATAAACTTATTTCTAAAATCCATAATAACACTATTAATTTCCTCTTCTTTTGGTAATGTAGCAGATGATAATACTATATTAGGAATTATATTTTCACTCCAATTCTTTTTAATTGTATCATGACAAGGATGTGAATCATAATCCATTGTAATAGTAGGTTCATCCCAATAGGTAATAATATTATTCTTATCATTAAATGCACACATATAATACATGGAATTTATATATGATTGTACATCGCATATCATAATTTCTACTTTATCGCCAACTGAATGATCCATTTTTCTAGTACCGTCCTTATATTTAAAATCCAACCCTATTTTACCGCATACCTTTTTGCCACATATACATTTTTGATGTCTATTGCCTTCATTTCTATACTCGTGTTTTGCGAATACACTTCCTGAAAATAAATGTAATCTAATATCTTCATGACTGTCACATCCAAATCCTAATGCTATTTTTTTACCAGCAGAGATTGCAGATTTAGCAAGTGACATACCAACATGTCGTGCGGCACATACAAATATAATACGATAACCTTCACTTAATCCAATTGGACTAAGCGTTTTTCCTGTAGCAGTAGGAGCAATATATAAAACTAATTTTGCACTTTCTTGTATAGTGTCGTTTTCAGGTTTTTTAAATATTGTAAATAAATTCTTTTGATGATCATATAATTTTATATCACCTAAGCTGTAAATAAATTCATTTTTTTCCACATATTCATACGATTTTTCAATCATACTTAGTAAATTAATTTCATTTTTAAATAAATCTATTATGAAATTGACATATTCTAATACCTTTTTATTTACGTTTTTGATTTTAAAATCTTTAATTTTATAAAGTGTATAATAATAGTAATTCCATCTTTTATTATCACTTTTTTTATTTTTTAGGATTTTTCCAACAATTACCAACAACAAATAATCAAATATCTCGTCTTTTTTTTCTTTTATAATTTTAATATCATTTTTTATTAAACGAAGACTATCTATTTTTTTAATAATGGTAGTATTATTTTTAATGTCACAACTATAATTTAAATCATAGTTTTTTACTTGCTCTTTAACAATTTCCATAAAATATGTTTTATATAAATGATTGTCCATATTATCAGAATAATTTATTTTAAGAAATTGTATAATTGATTTATTGTAATTTTCAATTAAATTAATATCATGATAACCATCTATAATCAACTTAATAATTTTTTTTTCATCAATAGAAACCGGAATTTCAACAGAATTCCATTCATCACGCGTTAGTTTTCTTTGTACTAAATCCATGATATTTGTATAAATAATATATTGTATTTTATTTAATTATATTAATCAATTTTCTATTTAATATAATTATTCAATATTTAATATAATTATTCAATATTTAATATAATTATTCAATATTTAATATAATTATTCAATATTTAATATAATTATTCAATATTTAAAATAAATATATAATATATGTCATCACATTATCCAATATTTAATTTTCAAAAAAACCAATGGGTATATTTTTATTTAAAAAAATTTATTTTAAAAAACAAGAGTATTAAAAGTTTAAATGATGTTAAAGAATTAAGTATTAATTTAGTTGATTCTGTATTTAGAAAAAAAGGGTTTTCTAAACATAAACGCGATGACTGGATTAAATGTGCCGAAAATTTAACATGTTCTAATGAATGTAGAGATTCAGTCGGATTTAAAATAGATTTTGAGAAAATGTATAAAAGATCTAAATGTGTTCCAAAAACCAGAAAACTGGATCCAAAATATAAACCTATAAGTGGATGGTCAGCTAATGATGATGAACAATACGCATATGCATTTTTAAAAAATTATAATTCAATTATTTATACATTAAATGAATATAATAGTGCAGATATTAAAAATGATGAAATATTACAAACTTTGTCACGTACAAAAAAAAAAGGTACAACATCTTTAATTGACTTAACTGTAGTATACGACCAATATAAGAGAAAAGAATTTATTAATTTAACGAAAAGGATAGAATCTTTTTATCCTGACGTAAAAAAACGAAGAGAAAGATCTACCTTCAAAAATATACCGTCAATATTACATTATGAAAGTGAATTTGATAAATTAGCAAAAAAATTAAAAGCCGAAGAAGAAAAAAGAAACAATAAAACTAAGAAAACCTCGCCCAAAACAGGCGGACGAAAAAAAGATACACGAAAAAGAAAAAAAGATACACGAAAAAGAAAAAAAGGTACACGTAAAAGAAAAAAGTATAATTAATATATATACGACAATGTCTGAAATTATTTTAATTGAAAAAGATAAAAATAGTGATAAGTATGACGAATATAGTAAAAAAATAATATCAATGCATGGAACATTATGTAATAAAGAAATTAGTACAGAATTTATAGAAGAATCGTTAGATTTATCTGATTTTTTATTTATTCATAAATATGGCAGGGATATTCGCGGATTTGCATGTGTAGTTTTAGAAGAAACGCCAGAAAAACATTTATTTGTGAATGTAATTTGTAATATTGCACTTCACTCAATGATTCTACGATCTGTTGCGTCTGGAAAATCTAGATTGGGAGGACAAAATATAATTCATGAAATTATTAAATTAGGAGAGAAATTAAAAGTCAAATTAATTAAATTAGATGCTATACCAAGTGTTATATCATACTATAGTCGTATTGGATTTGTATTTGAAAATGATAAATTACAACAAAAAGATGGCAAACAATCTATTTCTAAATTAAGAAAACTACAATTAACTGGCAATAAACGTGATATAAATAAACAATTGGATTTTATAGTAACTAGATATTATCATAATTTTTATAATGAAACAACCCAAACAAAAATAGGAGCAGAATACTCAAAAGAAAATAGAACAGAAATAATTAGAGATAAAGGTATTTCTATGATTTATAAATTAAAATCAAAATCAAAATCAGGAGGAAACCGCCGAAAAACGAAAAGAAAAAAAAATAAATCTATAACTAATAGAAAATCTAAAAAAAATAGAAATTAATCATTTTTTTCTTCCAAATATTTGATAACTTGCATTAGTACTTGTTCTTGATTACTTAATTTTCTAAATAAAAAAGCTTCATCCATTTTAAATTGTAAATATATAGGTTTTCTAAAACTTTTACATTTACATACAACCGAGGAACCTTTACTACATATATTAATATCACAGACATGGCCACCATTGGTTAAATATATCCTCTCTGGATTTATTAATGGAATCCATCTAATATATGATCCATGATGAATATCTGGCATTGAATCAACATATACATAATTTGTTAATTTTTTAAGGAAATCTTCTTTTTCTTCACTTGTTAATTCTAAATCGTCTAATACATTATGTTTTTTTTGTAATTCTTCGCTATACGACAAATGTGTCATATGTTCATTATTATCATTTTCAAGCGCATTTATTATATCATCAACATCCATATTAGTAATATGTATATATATTTAATTAGAATTAATTAAATATATATAAAGATATGTACTACTTAATATTAATATGCTAGAACAGGCGACGTGGCTATATTTCATTGGTGTAATTAATTATTTAAGTTGTATAATAGGATTTCATGGATTGGTAGATATAAATTATCCTTTTCCAAATCATGAATATGAAAATAAACAAAAAAATATTATTGAAACATTTAATATTGCAACAAATATTGTTGTATGTTATAATTTCTTTGTAAATATTTATACCGTGAATAATTTAGATGGTGATTATATATTAGTATCTACCGATAATTCTATATTTGGTATACAATTATTATCCGCTGGATTAATTTATGAATCTATTTATTATTATTTAATATTAGGAAGACAAAATAAGATGGTGTTAATACATCATGTATATACAGTTTTTAGTTTATTATTATATTTGTATTATAATACGTTACATTATTATTTATCAATTATAGCATTGGTTGAAATAACCAACATATTTTTAAGTGGATTATTAATAGGAAAACGAAACAATTTATCTGATTTATTTATGAAATTTAATGAAATTGGATTAATAACAACCTATATACCATTCAGATTAATATCATTACCATTTATTTTTTATAAACTGATTAGTCAATACGATACTATATATACAGTAACACCAGTTCCATATTATAATGGATTATTTATTATTGTATTATTATGGGGAATGTCTATAGTTTGGTTTAAATCGCTTATCGCTATGTTTTATGATAAACGTATAAAAAATGATTAATCATATAAAATAATATTTTTATATTATATGGTTAAAAAATGTCCTTCAAATAAAATATGTATTGATAAATATCATTATATAATTGCAACATTAAGTATTATTATTATTGTATTTATATATATTTTTACAAGACCTTTTACATATATTACAAAAAATCAAATACACCAACATGTGTCGGAATCATCCTGTAATAATAATGTATGCGTAAATCCACCAAACATGGAATACAACTATAATTATACAAATTTACCAAATGATGTATTACAAAATCCATATGTTCCTCCGTTACGAGATGATCGTTATTTAACACCTACTCATGATGTTAGAGGAATGCCTACATGTCCTTCGCGGGTTACACTTGGATTTAATGATCCAACATCTTGTGGTAAAGCAGGTATTCCTATTAACATTTCTACGCACGCAATTGATACTGATTATAGACAAGTCGGTATTTTACACAATGATAATAGATCCGTATTACCACTATTAGGTCGTCCTTTAATTACAAGTCGCGATAAATGGCAATTTTATACAATGAATGAAAACCAAAATTCCATTAAATTACCTATAACACATAATGGTAGAAGCTGTACAAATGAATATGGATGTGATAATTTATATAATGGCGATCAAGTATATGTTGAAGGAATAAAAGAAGTGTATATAGTTAAAATGTATGATAATGCTGTTATGAAATATTTACCTTTTATTTAAGATATATTTAAGGTAAATTTAATATAATAAAATATAAATTAAATATATATGGCCGAACAAATACAACACAAATTATTAATTAAAAAAAATATTTTTAAAAGACTTCAAAAAGAATCAGAGTTTTACACTAATGAAATAACACAATTGCAACTTGTGATAGAAAATATGGAAATTCACGATCCAACAAATTATGATATTAAAAAGAAAAAAGAAATGTTGGATGAAAGTAAGAATACTTTACAGTTTGTAAATATTAAAGTATCTGATGCACAAGCCGAATTATTTGAATTTATTGAAGAACATTTAGAAGATGGAACATTAAATAATGAATTAATTAATGATTTATAAAAAATTACATTATATTTTTATAAATTATAAAAAATTGAATTTATGAAAGGTAGTCTTTAATATATATATATTTATAAACAATGGTGTGCGGATATTGCGGAGATAAAGATCATAATATTTCTCATTGTCACCGTGATAATGAGTTAGTGAATTTATTATATTCATCAGAACCTGTTGATTTTAATTCATTCAGTTATAAGGTATTGCGTAAAATCGCATCAAAAGTCCCATTAAAAACGACATTATCAAAAAATAAACTAGTAGAAATTTTCAATAAAATTAAACAGGAATACAATGATCGTAATGAATCTATTGACCACGAATGTGCTATATGTTATGAAGCAATTGGACAAACTAATAGATGTACAACTCAATGTGGTCATACATTTTGTATGACATGTATACTAAGATTAGTTAGATCCGGATCAAGTATTTCAAATTCTTGCCCTTTATGTCGTACCGCATTAGTGGATAGACCAGCAATTGTGTCTCCTCCTCCGCCATCTGATGATTTTGAAAATTACATTAATGGATACAATACTCCGCCATCTAATATTGAAAATATTAACTATATATTAAATACTCATGAAAATATAAGAAATATAGATAATACAATAGATTCTATAGATATAGAACCTATTGAATTATTTCCAGACGATTCCACTAACATATCACTATCTGATTTTATTAATATAGAAAATAATAACAATAATATGGAATATAATAACAATAATATGGAATATAATAATAACTTAAATAATAACAATAATATGGAATATAATAATAACTTAACTAATAACAATAACTATGTATTAGATGTCGTAAATTTATTATCAAATAATATGGAAAATAATCAACATAGAAGATTAACTAGAAATGAAGAAGAATACAGAGCTCGTCAAAATCATATTCATTTACTATCAAGAGGTTAAATTATAAATTATAAATTA